ACCGGCCAGCCTACCGCCGAAGATTACTTCGATATCAATAAGTTCGAAGAACTCCTCAGCCGCCTGGAATCCTCCAAGGGTCGTCAGCAGCGTCAGAAGTCCCTCGAGGGCCGTCGTGACATCTTTGCTGGTGGTCTCGCTTCCATGATGAGCAACTTCTGATTTTTTCTTGTAAGATTTCTTAGTCATGACTAGCAGTGTTCCCACAGGACAAGTCGATGTCGACGATTGGTTCGACTTAGACAAGTATCGTCAAGCTGCTGGCGTGGCCTACGAATTTTCCAAGAAAAAAATGGAGACTGCTGGTGGCGAAGAACGAGAAACCATCGGTAAAGGCGCAGAAGAGCAGCGTACTTCCGCAGAACAGCAGCAGCAGTTCAAGGAGAAGGACGAAGCAAGAGACTACGGTCAGGCCAAACGAGCTTATCGATATTGAGCTTTTTGACACCTGGGTTGACAACCTTGATGCGTCGACCCAGGAGTCATTCTGCGCTTTTGCTTCCGACAACTACTCGGTAATTGAAATTTATCTCTACTCACGCTTCCTTGGATACCAGGGAAGTATTACTGCGTGTGAGCTTTGGGTAAAAGATCATTACCACAAAGCTGATCATCGAAAGAAACTCCTCTTTGAAATCGATGAGATGCAGGAGGATGTCCGCAAGTTGCGGGAAGACGTAGAGATGGGCACGGTTAAACGTGATGCCGGTGTTGCTCGTATTGCTTCCATACAACGTGAAATCCGTGGTCATATCGACCAGGTAGAAAAATACACTTCCATCAAAGACCGAAAAGGTTTACTGATGGCCGGTGCTGATCGTGCCATTCGTGAGTTGATGTTTATCTTCAAGGATGACCCGATTGAGTCTCCTTTGGAAGAAGCTTCAATGAGCGTCTGGGCTCGCATGCAACTCGAAGAATAAATCAAGTTAGGATAGTGTTAAGTCAAATAACTTATATCAATGGGCTCTAAACCTGGTGATATGGCCGATCCTCGCCAACGCCAAATGGCGAGAGAGGGTATGCGTATGCGTCAAGAACGTATTCGTCAACGTAAAGAGCAAGGTGCGCCGAATCAAGCGGGCGCTGCGCCCATGGTGCCTGGTATGCGCCCTGGCATGGCTCCGGTTGCAGGGCAAGAGCAACGTGCCGCTGGTATTTCTTTTGGCCCTGGTCGTGCTATGCGCGTACCTTCTCCTGATAGCCCCGAGTATCAGCAGATGATTGAACGTGTCCGTCGAGGTCAAGGTTAATGGCGAAAGGTAAAATGCCCCCTCAGCTTCTTGAGTACTTCAAGAAAAAAGAAGCAAAGAAGGAAGATGGTACTGAGATGAATGACAAGGAGAAGCGTAAAGCTGCCTTGGACAAAGCTCGTAAGTACAAAGAGCAAAAAGACAAAAAGGATAAGGAATAAGATAGTATTCAGTAAGAACTGAATTAATCTTGTGCCTAGTTATACGCACCTTGCATACCGTAGGAACGCCAAGGCTGCGGCACGAAATCAACAAATCAAACAACCTAAAAACGCCGAAGATCTTAAGCGGGCACGCGAAGACTTTGGCTTTTTTTGTGACTACGTAGCAGATAAACCTCCCGCTGAGCACCATAAAAATTGGCACCGCCACTTTGTCACGAACGAAAACAGCAACTGTTTAATCAAGATTGCTGGACCCAACGTTGACCTGCTGGCACCTCGTGGTTCAGCTAAATCCACAGTCTTAGGTCTACTGACTGCTTGGGCTATTGGCATCCACACCCAAGCCAAAATGCCGCTTCAGATCCTGTACTTGTCGTACACGGTTGATATCGCACGTTCTAAGTCGGCAACCATCAAACGGATCATTGAAAGCAAACGGTATCAGGAGGTTTTCCCAACTGTTCGCTTGATGAAGAACGTCACCAGTAACGAGTACTGGTCCATTGATCACAAGTTTGCTGGCATCGACACCACTGGTGATGAACAATTCACACTCTGCGCTGCAGGCTTGAAAGGCTCGGTGACCTCGAAACGTTCACACCTGGTCATGATTGATGACGCCATCAAATCAGCTGCGGACATTTCAAACCCTGACATCCGAAAGCAGATGCAGGACAACTGGAATGCCGTTATTGCACCAACCATGTTTGAAGGCGCCAGAGCAATCTGCCTTGGTACCCGGTTCCGTCATGACGATATTCACTCCACAACATTCAACGAGCAAAACAACTGGAGTCAGATTGTTCTATCCGCCATCCTCAATAATCCCGTTACTGGTGAGGAGGAGTCCTATTGGCCTGATATGTGGTCACTGGATTACCTAAAGGAAAAGAAGAAGCAAGCACCTATTGCTTTCTCCTTCCAGTACATGAATCAGATCGTCAGACAAAACGAGCTGTCCCTGGCGCCAGAGCTGATTGTTAAAGCGGAGATCTCAACTGAATTCGATACCCTCGGCGTTGGGGTTGACCTTTCTGCTGGCACAAAAGAAAAGAATGATTACACGGTAATGATCTTGGGCGGTCGCATTGGCGACCGTATACACATCATCGATTACAGAAGGATTCGTGTGATGGGCAACCTTGAGAAACTTGATGCGCTCAAGGAGCTTCTGAATGACTGGTCAGTGCTGGGCCAAGATGCAAATGGCCACTACTTCCCGACCTACTCAACGTGTGACATTTGGTCAGAAGCTGTCCAGTACCAGGCTTCCTTGGAAGCAGACTTCAAGCGGGTTTGCCTGAACAATGAAGGTCTCTACAACTTGATTTGGCATCCAGTGAAGGGCTTCCGTGCAGACAAGCTGGCACGATTCCGTGGAATCATGGGCATGTTTGAAGACCGGAAGATTATCTTTAACCGTTTCCGGAACTTCACTAATCTCTTCGAGGAACTCACAAACTTCGGTGTAAGTAGTCATGATGACTGCGTTGACGCTCTCGTTTGGTTGGTGACAGGATTAGCAAGAAAGGGTCAGCTTCATCTTGATTACTAACCCTTAGAATTTTAAAAAAAGGAAAAACGTTTTGTCGTGGGTCCAGAATACGTAGCCATAGCGTTAACTGCTTGTATTTCAGCGTTAACAGGCGGTTCTTGGGTTGCAAACCGCATCATGGATCGCCAAAAAGAAAGAGTGGAACAAGCTTTTAGTTACATCAGTTCGCAAAAAAGACGGATTGATTGTCTTGAAGATGACCTTAAGCAGTTACCAATTGAATACGTATTGAAAGTGGATTTTCTCCGGGAGATCCAGGAGATGCACGACAACTTTCGACAGATTAATAATAAGCTTGATAAGCTGATGGAAAAGCTTTTGGCAAAATGAGTTACATCTTGGAAGTACAAGAAGATGTAAACGGTGATCCTTTCATCACTCTTCCCGATGAACTCATCGAAGAATTGGGCTGGATGGAGGGTGACGTACTTGATTGGGATGTACGTTCTAATGGCATTATTCTCACCAAGGTCAACGACCCTTGCGGTTACGAAGTTATAGACGAGTAAAATAAAAAAATCAAGGATAAAAGTATGTATTACGCCGGTGAATCCAATGTCCCTGGTGCTCCGGGCAATCTTTTGGCTGGTGGCCCTAGTTTTGATATCCGTCGTGGATCTGGTGCGCTTGGCGGACGATCTGGCGAACAGCTACGCCGCCTTTATGAAGGCGGTACGCAACAAAATGAAAAACTGAACGAGGAACTACGTCAGCGCGGGATTATGCCTGGTGGCCCTCAGCTTCCTCTTGCTTTTGGTGCTTTTGGTTCCAGCAATCTCCCCGGTGCTGTTGGAAACATGCAAGGCATGGCCAACGCTCAGTTTTATGGCGGTCCCCAGCTGGGCCAGATTCCCCCTGGGTTTGATAACAAGATCGTTTCCTGATGGCACAAGACGATTCCAAATACACGAAACCTGGACTTCGTGAGCGGATTAAAGACCGTGTAATGGCTGGCTCCAAAGGGGGAAAGCCTGGTCAGTGGTCTGCTCGTAAAGCTCAGCTCGTTGCTTCCGAGTACAAGAAAGCTGGTGGCGGGTACAAAGGCGGTGAAGGTGAGAAGCAAAAAGACTTGAAGAAGTGGGGTGAAGAAAAGTGGATGACCAAAGACGAGTACGAAAAGCGTAAAAAAGCCAGGTCAGCAGCTAAGAAGTACAAGGAGAGTAAAAAATGAAATTAGCCGGAAAATACGCATACACTCCTGATTTCTTTCCAAATCAACAGTTAATGCATTCACTTGCAAATCAGACAAATAATACTCAACTCAAAGAAGCATTATTGGATTTTCAATATCCTTTTAAATTAGAAGATTTAAAATCAAGTAGGTATTCTCCTGAAATCATGCAGACAGTTTTAAATGCTGTCACTGGAACTGCATAGCATGATCATGCTTGCTCTGCTGCTTTCATTGACACATCCAGTTGATGACTGGCTTTTGTCGTCTGCTCAGTACCAAGCATTAACTCAACGTCTTTACGCAGACCCTTACTTTGAGAGACCAGCAAATCTTAGTCGTAGACAAGAGATCCACGAAATTCTGAAATCACGTACTTCTGACGAATGTATTGAGGTGAACGCATAATGGCTCCCTTTAATCTTGCTGGACGACTTCAAGGAGCACTACAAAGTGCAGCAGGTGAAGCAATGAATATGC